TTATCTATTTAAGAAGGCTATGGCGAGGTCTAACAGTTCAGCGGCATTGGCAGTATTGCAGTTTATACTCACCGTTTTACCCGTCGCATCAGTCAAGGTAACACTGGTAGATGGGTTGGGATGGACATGGTTGCTTAATAACGCGGCTATGTCCTTTTTTTGTGCCTGTAGATCCCTTGTATCACCCTGCTGGCTTGGCTTTGGGAATGCTAAAGTCTTCATATATTCCTGCTCCTTATCGTTGATGGCAGGGCTATCTTACGCGCTAGCATGACTATCGACAATAGTATTTTAAAACCAAAGCGACAATATATGTCGCGCTATACAGCAAGCTTTAGCATGGCGGTAATGGTACTACCTGCCTCTGGGCTTTTACACAGTAAATCGTAAATACTGACGACTAATTCGGCCTTTTTGTCGCTGTCCATACGCTTGTTATGCTCTGCCAGATAGCTATCTACGATGGTCAGGGCTTCTATCATTATTGCCATATCAATATTGGCAGCGTCTGCTGTTTCTTTAATCTGCTCTCTCTCCTTCTCTGTACTTACCTGCTGCTCTGCGACACTGTACGGCTCACCAATCCCTTTATGTAACCAGTCGACGTCTACTCCTGTGGCGTCGGCTATTTTTTTGGCTGTACTTCGGTGAATGCTAGTACTGCCTTTTGTCCATATGCCGTGGAAAGTCGAGCTACTTATCCCAGCGCGAGTGGCAAATGAGAATGGTTGTTCTTTTTCTTCATCGGTCATTAATTGTGAGAGTCGTTTTTTAAGTGGCGTATCCACTGCCATATTATTTTTGGTTGATTGCGCAGTCATGCCAGAACCTCCTTTAAATTGCGTAATTTATAAGTTGTTGATATTTATGAATAAAATAAAATACTTCAGTTTTATTGCGCAATTTTTATTGCGAAGCCTTTACAACTCGTAAATTACGAATTATGATGTTTACAAATCAAGTTTACGAAGTCTAAACTTAAACGATTAAAAATAAACCAGCAGGGCTGATTGGAGTTACTACTATGTTGAGCTTTGAGCATTATCCGCTGTTTCGTCAGCTTGAGCGTCTGCCTGATGGTAGCTGGCACACCGAAGATATCAAGTCTGTTATCCGTAAGCGCGGTGTGACGTTGGCCGAGCTATGCACGCAGATGGGTGTGCCAAAAAGTTCTGCTAGTAAAGCCTTAGCTGAGCCATTTACGCAAGGGGAGCTGGCTATTGCTCAATATCTTGATGTACCTGTGCAGCTACTATTCCCTACCCGCTGGACGGTGGACAAAAAGCGCGTTAGACCACGGTATGCCGCTAAATATACCACGGTTGCGGAGCTATTGTCATGAAAAATCAATTCGCAATTTCGGAAATTACGAAGCTATCTATAGAAGGACTTCCTAAATCGCGCCGTGCTATTGAGATGTATGTGGCAAGGAATGGTTGGCAGTACGTAGAAGTTCCTAGCTCAGGTCGTGGCGGTGTACGCCGTGAGTATGTTTTACCTGAGGCTTTATTTGAAGATGTGAAACTACAAGCGTTGGCGACACTAGCTCACGATGCGGATATTAGCGATGTGGCTCAAACCTCATCTACTGAATTGGCGACCACTAATAATAACGTCGTTGCTAGCGCGGCAGTGCTTGCCGACTGGCAACGGGATTGTGCTATTGCCCGTATCGCTGTGGTGCGCTATGTACTAAAAGCCGCTGAGCTGACGGGTAAAACCAAAGCCATAGAGGCGTTTGCAAAAGCCAGTAAAGAGAAGCGTTTAGACGAGACGCTTATCGCCACTATTAAACGTGCCAATTCTAAAAGTGGGGCTAAAAGCGGCGTTAAAGAGGGTCGCGGTAATGTGAGTCGTCGTACCTTGTTTGATTGGGTAAAAGCGTTTGAGACTAGCGAGGCGGATGCCAATGCCAGCGCTGTCGCATTACTAGCGCCAAAAGCCCGCACGACTGAAATACCGCCGTGGGCTGGGATACTGCTAAAACTGTGGAGCGACCCTGCTAAGCCTGAGCTTGCCGAAGTCATGCGCCGTATTGAAACGGCTTACGCTGATAGTGATGTCGAGATGCCAAGCTATCATCAGGCACGATACTTTTTAGAAACACATATCGGTAATGTCGAGCGTGAGCGCGGGCGTATGGGTAGTCGTGAGATTAAGAATATCAAGCCGTTTGTGCGCCGTGACGCCAGTGTGTTGCTGCCCACCGATGTGTATACCGCTGATGGCCATACGTTCGATGCTGAGGTGGCACACCCTGATACTGGCAAGCCGTTTCGCCCTGAGATCACCACTGTATTGGATGTACATACTCGTATGGTGGTGGGCTATAGCATTGATTTGGCAGAATCTGGCCTTGCCGTACTGGACGCGATATCCAGCGCAGCAAGTGATTACGGTATACCTGCCATATTCTATGTGGACAACGGATCAGGCTATAAAAATACGATGATGAAAGATGAGTCAACGGGTCTGATGACACGTATGGGTGTCGAGGTTAAACACTCTATCGCCTATAACTCACAAGCACGCGGGACTATCGAGCGTGTGCATCAAACAATTTGGATACGGCTTGCCAAAAAACTGCCTACTTATATAGGTGACGATATGGACAGCCAAGCTAAGCAAGCGGTGTTTAAGAAAACACGCAAAGATATTAAGACGTTTGGTGAGTCAAAAGCCTTAATCGGCTGGAATGAGTTTTTGCAAATCGCAAGTGATGCAGTCATGGCTTATAACAATGAGCCGCACACTGGTCTGCCCCGCCGCTACAACCAAACCACAGGACGCCGTGAGCACCTGACGCCACAAAAAATGTGGGATGAGCAAGTTGACGCTATGACCAAAGCTGGCACTGGGTTGGTTGTGGTATCAGATGCTGAGCGCGACGACTTGTATCGACCTTATGTACAGCGTAAATGTCTGCGCGGTGAGATCAATTTGTTTAGTAATAAGTACTTTAGTACGGACTTAACACAATATCACGGCGAGACCATGCTGGTCGGTTATGACATCCATGACGGCTCTAAGGTCTGGGTACGTGACCTCACCCATCGACTGATCTGTATCGCTGAGTTTGAGGCGAATAAGAAAGGCTACTTTGCTCAATCTGCGCTGGGCGATGCGAGAGAAAAACGTGCTCAAGGTCAAGTGAAACGGGCGAAAGTGCATGTTGATGCGGCGCTTGAAAATATGAGACCGCACCGCGTACTAGAGCATGTGCAAGATCAGATGATGCCAAGTGCTGATATTAAGCGGGCGCAAAACTTACTCAATGAGCGGTTGGCTAAAGATGCAGTCACAGTGGAGAGTCAAGCGACTGATATGACTGCTATGCAAGCCACGTTTGACAAGCTAAATAGCATAAATAATGACAATAAAGAACTAAGGACTTTCGCATCGCCGCAAGCGGTCGTCATCCCACAGCCTAAAAGCAATACGGATATGACACAAGATGAGAAGTTTGAGCGATGGCTGGGTCTGTATGAGCAAGTCAAAGCTGGCAATGAGCTGGACGCTGGCGACCAAGATTTTTATGAGCTGTACCCAGAGTCGAAAATATTTGGAATAAAAATGAAGGCGTATCAAGCCGCTCATGAGGAGCAGCACGGTACTAAAGTATTTTTTAAGTGGGGTTAGCTACTTAGGTAGCCCTAAAAAGGTGGCGGTAGTCACTGCGATGACTACCGCCTGATCAAGTACGCATACTCAATCATAGGAGATTAAATCATGCGTGAAGTAATGAACAATGTCAATACGCCTACGGCGGTGGGAGTGGCGCAAGTCACGAACGTGGCGGTGTGCTTTGAGGCAATAGAACGCATACAGAGCCGCCATCCAAGCTTGCCAGGAATCGGGGTTTTTTATGGTCGAAGCGGCGATGGTAAGTCCTCGGCTGCCAGCTATATCGCTAACAGACTCAATGCCTATTACGTGCAGGCGACTAGTATTGCGACGAAAAAGAGCTTCCTTGAGTCGGTGCTACGTGAGATGACCATCCCAGCTTACAAAACGGCTGCTGAGATGCTCGGTCAAATCGCGGAGGAGCTGGCAAAAAGTGGCCGCCCGTTAATCGTTGATGAAGCAGATCATCTGGTAAAAGGGAACAAAATCGAGATGATACGGGATATCTACGAGTCATCACAAGGGACGATACTGATCATCGGCGAGGAGATGCTACCCAAAAAACTTGAACGCTGGGAGCGTTTTCATGGTCGGGTACATAGCTGGGTGCCCGCGCAGCCTGCGACGGCGAATGATGCAGCACTACTGGCAAAAGTCTATGCGCCAAAAATCACTATTGAGGATCAAGTACTTAAGCAGTTGGTCGGTGCAGTACGTGGCTCAACACGCCGTACTTGCACAAACATTGAGATGCTAGGACAGCGCGCTCTGGAATGCGGTATGCGCTCTGTGACGATGGATGATCTCGAGCAGCTACTACCTAATGGCTTTATCACTGGTCAATCACCCAAACCACGTTCATTTTAGGAGATATTTTATGTGTTGTCGTTGTCAAAACTCACTCGAAAGTAACTGTCAAAACCATACGTGTCAAAACAGCCACTCTAAAAAAAGTAACTGTCAAAACGGTATGACTATCCATTCAAACCCACTACTCTCTGTCTCAAATCCGCGTCCTATCGTGCGCAGCGATTATGAACAACTATGGGACATGCTGCGCGCATCCACTGATGGTGTGACCATCCGTGATGTGCCACGCACGATACCTAGTATCAATTATGGTAAAGCTAAGGCATGGCTTGGTGCGTTAAACAGCGCAGGCTATGTCTCACGTGAGCAAATTAGCCTCACGCGCAATCTACCAACCTACCGCTATCAGCTAATACGTGATATCGGTCAAAAGCCACCACGTATTGACAGTAAAGGCGCACCAAAGCCACCCTCTGTCAATGAGGCCATCTGGCGTACCATCCGCATCCTAAGAACATTTAATGCTAATCAAATCATTGCTAGTGGTTCAACACCTGAGCTGGTACTGAATGTCGCCAGTGTGCGCCAGTACCTGCGTCATCTGCATAGCGCGGGGTATTTACAAGTACGCCAAGCGGGACAAGCCAAGCAACTGGCTATTTATCAGCTCATACATAATACGGGACCAAAAGCGCCTGAAATACAACGTGGCAAAAAAGTCTATGACGGTAATTTGGGGTTGGTCGTATACGACCCCGCCAAGCCATTACCGCCCTCACATGAAGCCGAAAAAAATAACTCTAAACACGCTAAAAAGGGAGCGAGTCATGTCTAATCAATCACTGTTTGATACCGTCAAAGCCGATGCCGTCGCGGCAGACAAAACCGCTGCTCACTATCTGACGCAAGCACGTCAACGCGCTGCTCTGACTCGTTTGCCGACTTTTGAGAAAACGACTACTGATGACATAGAGCAGTTGCGTAAAGCAGTTGGTAGCTTACACCGCCTTATATTGCTTGTCATGGTAATCCTACTCGCTATCGCAGTACTAGGAGGTGCGCTATGTCTACTATAAAGACTACAACCATTGATACCGCTGCTGACGCTCAAAATCCGCAAGACTGGAAACATTATCCAGTGACGGCTGCTAACTGGATCGATGCCTGTCACGAGGAAAAAGAAAAGCTCGGTATCTCGTACGCTGAAATTGCAAGGCGTATCAAATACGCGCGCCCTAGCCTGTCACTGGCACTCTCGGGCAACTATACGGGTAATACAAAGACTATCGCTGATGCGTATGTCACGTACCGCAAGCAGGTCGCGTGTCCTTATGCCGCTGAGACAGTCAGCCGCCAGTACTGCACGGAGCACGCTCTTGCTGATGCCCCGACGCATAACCCTGCGGCTCTGCGCCACTGGCGCGCTTGTCAAGGCTGCGCGTATAAGCCTGATAGTGAGAAAGGAGGACAGCCGTGAAGTCAGCTAATACTGAGGCAATCGCAAAAGAGCTACGCGAAATAGATTTGAGTGTTGATAGCTCAAATGATGTGCCACCAGATGACACCCTAAAACAGCAATATCAGAAAAATATGCTTGAGCGCTATCCAGACTTTGAAGCGCAAACGGCGTCTGATATTGCTGAGCTAAAACACGAGGTCAGCCGTCTTTCTGATATGAATAAGGTGATGGTGTGGCTGGTGTTAGGTCTGATAGTGATGCTAACAATTACTCAAACAAACTGATTAAAAAAGGACTAATGGTTATGACAAAAAATAAAAATAGTAAGACTTTAGGCGCTGTCATGGGTGGGCGCAGTGCAGATCAAATATCGCCAGACGAGGCCATGATTTTTGCGCTAGCGTCAAACATGATGGCAATTGCGCTTGCTGATGTACCTGATGCCAAAGAGCGTGTCATGCGCGCTCGACATCAGCTACTACTTAGACAATCAAACATCACTATAGGTAAGAGACGACAAATAGAAGATGTGGAGAGCTATGTGCTCGATGCTATTAAGCACATGCAATCAAACGCTCCGACTGTTCACTAAATACAAGACAAATAATCAAAAGGAATCTAATTATGAGTAATCAAACCCAAACCATTACCGATTGTACCGTACCTGAAGGCTATGTCCAAAACGCGAAAGGTCATCTAATCCCCATCGACAAAGTTAAACCCGTCGATAAATTGCGTGACGAAGTTGTCAAAGACATGATCGCTACTGCTTGCGATGTCCGTGCTGTCATGCGTACGGCTAAAAATAAGCTATTTGATAGCTTTAATGATTTTGTCGCACTGTCTGCTCAAGAGTATGACGTGCAGCTGGGCGGAAAAAAAGGTAATACGACTTTGATGAGCTACGACGGCAAATATAAAGTACAAGTCGCCGTCTCTGAAAATATTGTGTTTGATGAGCGTCTACAAGTAGCCAAAAAGCTGATTGATGAATGTCTCACAGATTGGACACAAGATAGCAACGCCAACATCAAAGCGCTGATTAATCAAGCGTTTCAGGTCGATAAAGAAGGTAAGGTTTCGACTGGCCGCGTGCTTGCTCTGCGTAGTCTAGATATCAACGATGCGAAATGGGATCGTGCGATGGATGCCATCAGTGACGCTATTCAAGTGACGGACACCAAAGAGTATATCCGCTTTTATGAGCGTGATGAAAAAGGCGCTTATCATCAAATCTCGCTTGATTTTAGTAATGTCTAGGAGGGCAAAGATTATGGGTAAGTTAAATAAAGAGCAGATTAAGACGTTGAGTAATAAGGAGTTTGTATTAGGTTGTCTCAAGCTTAAATGCGATGGCTACATCATCACTTTGCGAGACGGAATATACAAACGGAGAGTTAGAACAGAACTGTCGGTTAATGGATGGCTTAAGGGGGAATGGCTTATTGAGCCAGATGTACACCCTGAAAGTAAGTTTTATATGCCTTTTGTTCGATACGTGAAAAAAAGTCCACGCAGTAAGAAGAAAGAGAAAGTCGATCTAGGTATGCGTAGACCTGACTTTGCTAGTATCGGTCAAGCACTGCGTCATCTAAACAAAGTCTGTGACAATGTGAGTATAGTTGAAGAAGACTAGAGCACTTAGCCCAATGTATTAAAACCCGCTAATAGATGACTATTAGCGGGTTTTTTATTGCGTCTCATTGTTTAAACTGTGTTCTCAGTATGTGCAATAATACTAGTCAACTATTAGGGGATGCTTATGCAAGAGTTACTACAGTTACCACTACAAGTACAAGCCACGCTTGTTGCTGGTTATATAGGCTATGCCTTACTTAGGCGCGACCATAGGAAAACTGAAAAGCTAGTCGATGTGTGGATGCTTATACTAGTACTGGGTCTGCCAACTGCTCTAACAATTCAGCTATGGGATTCACCATACGCTTATTTTGTCATACCTTCAGGGCTGTTGATTGCATACTTATGGCTGACATGGGGTGAAGAAAAGTGGAGAGATTTTTTATATAAAAGAAATTTGAGTAACACTCTAAGTTTAGGAGACGTATGGAAAACGCTATCTTCACATAAAAAAGTAGGGGCTCTACAAATCAAGCTATACCATAAAGATGGCACTTGTTATGCCTGTAACAACACAGTTGATTTTTCAGGTGAGCCATTTGCACCCTTTACTATGGATGACGATGGAATTGCCTTTTATGTAACGCATATTGCAAAAAAAGATGAAGATTGGGTAGAAGAGGATGATGTCAAGCTAGCAGATGATCTTGGTAGTATGGTTACTTACTTCCCTAGAGAGGACATCAAACTCTTAGAAATGCGCTATGTTAAAACAGCTTAAAAGTATTATTTTTTTGGTTTTTTAAGGGGTGGTAGCGCGCTGGTTGGCGGGGCTGGTCTTTGTCCAATCGCCGCATCCCCTAAAGGTCTGCCAATAGAACCTCCTCGATCAGATTTTATTTTGCGGTCTGAATCAGAACTATTATTACTTGAATTGCCCATAGTTTTGTCCTATTAGTTTTAATGAGTTTATAATAATAGCTAAGTTTACTACTAGTAATGTAAGTACCCTATTTTTTAGGTTTTTTAAGTTTTGGCATTTCACTAGAAGGAGGCGGTGGTTGCTGTCCCTTATTGCTTAATGGCCACGAACCTTTGTCAGATCTAATCTCACGATTTGGGTTATTTTTGTTTTCATCACTCATAGTAAGTCCTATTGGTCAATAAAATTAAATGTTAGCCATGCGAGACACTTCATACTTAATTTAGGTTATAAGCTACTGAATGTAAAGACTTAACTTACGCCTACTACATAAACATAAGCACCCGCTATCACGCACCTGATAGCGGTTTTTTTGTGTTTAGAACTAATGTTTAAAATAATTTTGCCTCATAACTCTAAACACGCCCTTTTGGATATAATGACAAATATCTAATAAATCATGTGCTTATGTGAGGTCTGCGATGGCATACTCTCCCCAAAAAAAGAAGATGATGCAGCTCGTGCATATCGGTAAAAATAAGCTGGGGCTGGATGACGGCACATATCGCGAGATGCTGTATCAAGTGACAGGTAAAAATTCAAGCAAAGACTGCACAGCAGCGGCGCTACGTAAGGTCGTTGATCACATGGAGCAGCACGGCTTTACCGTGACACCCGCCAAAAAACATCAGGCCAAAAAGCCAGACGCAGCAGCTGCCAAAAAAGCATTGGTAGATAAGATTGAAGCGTTACTGACAGATGGCGCTAAACCGTGGGAATATGCTGAGTCAATGGCAAAACATATGTACAAAGTTGATGCGCTGACGTTTTGTACACCCCGTCAGCTGCGCGGTATCATCACGGCTTTGACCAAGCACAATCAAAAAATGGCTAAGCTTACGGAGGTGCAAGCTGATGCCTGATCGTCATCATACTAAAACTTATCAGGAACTAGCAATGCTGCTCGGCCAAGAGACTGCTGATCAACTGGTGACAGCGTACCGTGGTCAAGAGTTGCATATTCCTCCCATAAAAAAACTAACAAATAATCATAGGTTAGTGCTGCTGCTAGGTGATGATGTTGCTCGCCGCTTATGCCATTACTGGGGTAACACTACTTTAACGCTACCGATGCAGCTAACGAAAAAAATTAAGCAGCGCAATGCAAGCATTGTAGAGAAGTATAAAGCAGGAGCAACTAGTAATCAGTTGGCGGCAAGGTATTCTATTACAAGTCGTCATGTACGTAAGATTGTGCAACAGCATAATGATGCGCAAGCTAAAGAAGCGTATGCCCGTAGGCAGTACAAGCTGTTTGATTGCTAATATAAGTTACTACCCTGCCGTTAGGGCTGCTATGCAGAGAAGACGGACAGCGTCAGACCAGCGGTGCGCTGCATATAAAAAACACTGGCAGTCGTTGCGTGACAAGCTTCCAAGCTGATCTCCATCACGTGAGATGACCGAGTAGAGCACGAGACGCTTAGAAAAAGCCGTTAGATATTGGCGTATCTAACGGCTTTTTTGTGTCTGCAAATAATTAAAAAACTCGGAACTATTACCCCCGTGTTTTGGGCACTGGCTTTGAGATGATAGGGATATTGCATAACTTTATCTATTATTAATCTGATGAGCTGACTATGACTGAGACTAGACTAACCGAAAAAGCGTTCTTTGATTGGATGCGCTCGCAACAAGATGATGGGCGCTTGAGTCAAACCGAAGTTAATGGTGCTAATGAGTTGCTCGCACTGATCGAACCTGATGAGTTAAAAGCGGTGCTAATCAAAGTTAATGGCTGGTCAGATGGCAAAGAGATGCAGCTATCTGAGGCAGGTATGGCGCTGCTCAATGAGTTTGAGGGTTTTCGGTCTAAGCCGTACCGCGACTCTGTCGGTAAACCAACTATCGGTTGGGGCACGACTTATTACCCCGATGGTACGCCTGTGCGCATGAGTGATAAGCCTGTGACTCGTAAAGAGGCTGCACGTATCAAGCAGGCGGTACTTAACCAAGACTTTAGCCCGGCGGTGAATATGATGTTTGCTGATGAGATTGAGCGCGGGGAAATCACGCAAAATATGTTCGATGCGCTTATCTCACTGGTCTATAACATCGGGGTGATGGGACTAAAAGCCTCAAGCATCTATCGCAATATCAAAGCGGGTCGATTTGAGGCGGCGGCTGATAGCTTCCTCTTGTATAACAAAGGTCGTATCAATGGCAAGTTGGAATATATCCCCGGACTGCATGCCCGTCGTCATAAAGAGCGGGCGCGGTTTTTGGCGTAATACTATGAGCTGTTTTAAGAAACTTAAAAATGTGCTGGCGGTGATTAAGTGGTTTATCAAGCTGCTGGTGCGTTTGGTCAAACTAAATAGAGATAAATCATGATTGATAACTACGAGCAGTATCCGCCGCGCCACTTTGGGACAGATGAGGCAAGCGGCGCAGATGAGAGCCATGTATTAACTATCGATGATCTGCCTAAGCATGATAATGGCTACAAGTCTTTTGATATGACTAAGTTTTTGTCAGATTCGGATTACGGCTCGACCCCGCCAGAAAAGCACTGGTACGAATCAAAGGTCATTTGGTTTAACGCCATTGTCATCGCGGTGGGGCTAGCAACCTCGGCAACGCCTGCGCTTGAACAGTATATGAGTGCTGAGATGTACGGCGTGATTGCTACGTTTGTCGCTTTTATCAATGCGGTGCTAAGGCTAGTCACTGGGCAGCCTATTAAGTCAGGCGGTGTGTAAGTGGGCGATATCATAGACCATGCCAACAAAGCGGCGGCGGTGCATCTGAACGCGGCGCTATCGCATATTAAGACTAAAGCGGCTAATAGCATTACGGTCTGTATCGACTGCGGCGATGCTATCGGCGCCGTGCGTAAAAAGGCTGCGCCGTACGCTATGCGCTGCGCTGAGTGCCAAGGCTACTATGATAAGGACAAAAGATGATAATCGAACTAGAAGCTTATCAAGCGATTGGGCTATTGCTAACGGTGGTAGGGTCAATTTGGGGCGCGGGAAAGGCGTTTTTTGCCCGTTTTGATGCGGCCTTACGTGAGCGTGATGACTCGTTAGAATTATCAATCAGTAATGTGGCAAAACAGGTGCAGCAACAAACCAATGAAGTGCGGCAGATTGAAAGAGACTTTTTGATGTTAAAAGCGGAGCTGCCTGAAAAGTATCTGACCCGCATGGATTTTAACCGTACCTTTACGGTTATCGATGCCAAGCTTGATCGACTATACGCGCTGAACAATCAGCAAAAATAAGGAATAACAATGCCTATTGATATTGAAAAGAGCCGCCGCGAAGGTATGCGCTGGTATCTGTTGGTTGCTATGAACCGTGCTGAACCGCTCGGCTGTGCTGATGCGATGCTAAAGACCATCATGGATGATATCTATGGTGAGGTAACACCAAGCGAGCTACACCAGCAGCTTAGCTATTTAGAAAAGCGCAAGATGGTAGAAATTACTAAAAAACCTGATGGGCATTGGCACGGGCGCTGTACAGCACTTGGTATCGATATCGTTGACTATACCGTGGAATGCCGCGCTGGTATCGCTCGCCCTACTAAATACTGGAGCTAAGCTATGGCACGTGAAAGCGCAGTAGATCAGCTAAGTCCTGAGCATTTGGAACTATTAAAAGTACGCCTTGAGGATTCAGGATTTCAAGACTATCAGCAGCTAACAGACTGGCTGACAGAGCTTGGCTATCAGATCAGCAAATCGTCTGTGCACCGCTTTGGCAAAAAGCATGAGCAAAAGATGCAAGCCGTGTCACTGTCTACGCAAGCCGCCATCTATATGGCTGAGCGCAATCCTGATGATGCGGGAGCGCTATCGTCTACCGTTATTACCATGATGCAGTCAGAGTTTTTTAACGCATTGGTACAACTGCAAAGTTTAGATGATACCGATACTGACCCGATGGTGCGCATGGGTATGTTGTCTAAAATTAGTAAAGGTGTCGCTGAGCTGTCCAAAGCAACGGTCAATCAAAAAAAGCATCAGATTGAAGTACGTGACAAAGCCAATGCTGCTGCTGACAAGGTTGAGCAGCTAGCAAGTAAAGGTGGTCTGAGTGGCAAGGCGGTACAAGAAATACGTAAAGCGATACTAGGGATTGCAGACTGATGACCAAAAAAGAGACGCCGCCATTACTTGATGCCAATACTGATCTGGAAGCACCAGCAGTACTGCTACCGTATCAGCAAAAATGGATAGCAGACGAGTCACAACTTAAGATCGCTGAGAAATCACGGCGTATTGGCCTTACGTGGGCAGAGGCTGCGGACTGTGCTTTGGTTGCGGCATCTGATAAAAAGTCTGGTGGGCAAAATGTCTACTATGTCGGCTATAACCAAGACATGACGATGGAGTTTGTCGAAGCCTGTGCGATGTGGGCGCGCTCGTTTAACTATGCTGCAAGCGAAATTGAGGAAGGTATCTTTGTCGATGAAGATGGCGATAAAGAAATCAAAACTTATACGATCCGATTCCCAAAAGCCAAAAACCGCATCACTGCCCTATCCTCTCGCCCATCTAACTTACGTGGTAAGCAAGGCGTGGTTGTCATCGATGAGGCAGCATTCCATGAAGACTTGGCAGGACTCATCAAAGCGGCACTGGCACTACTCATCTGGGGCGGTAAGGTTCGCATTATCTCAACACATAACGGTGATGAGAATGCTTTTAATGATCTAATCCAAGAAGTACGTGCGCTCAAACGTAGCGGTACGGTGCATAAGACCACGTTTGCGGAGGCGGTCGAGCAAGGGCTGTATAAGCGCGTGTGTCTGCGCTTGGGTCGTGAGTATGATGCTGCTGAGGAAGCCGCGTGGGTAAGCGAGGTCTATAAATTCTATGGCGACGATGCCGAGGAAGAGCTGGACGTTATCCCAGCGCAAGGCTCAGGTCGTTGGCTAACCATGGGACAGCTTGAGAAGCTACAAAATAAAGACAGTAAGGTCATCCGCTTTATCGCGCCTAAAGGCTTTGAGCTGTGGACTGAGGACGCCCGCAACACCCATGTAGATAAGTGGTTAGAAGAAGTTGCCGACCCTGTATTGCTAACGCTTGATAAGACACACCCGCATTACTATGGACTTGATTTTGCGCGTAAACGCGATGCCAGCTCGATGTGGTGGCAGGCGGAGCGCTTGAATATGAGCCGCTACTGTCCGTACGTACTTGAGATGGAAAAGACGCCATACAATCAACAAAAACGCATCTGCATCCATGTGATTGAGCGCACGCCGCGATTTAGCAAGGGCGCTAATGATGCGACGGGTAACGGTGGCTTCTTAGCTGAACAGCTACAAATCAAATTTGGGGCGCATCGTATTGATGCTGTCAATATGTCTGAAGGTTGGTACGCCGAGCATACGCCGCATTTCGGTAAGTGCTTAACGGATGGGACGATTGAGGATATGCCCGCTGATCGTGATATCCGTGACGATCATTTATTGTTTAAGAAAATCAAAGGCGTGGCACGGATACCAGCGGAGCGTACTACCAGTAGTACAGGCAGTAAGCGCCACGGTGATAGTGGTATTGCTCATTTACTCTGTGACTATGCCAGTAAATTTCCTACGCCTGAGCTGGATTGGACACCAGTGCCAATTGATAAATCAGATATGCCACGCGGAATGCGTGACGTGTTTGACAAGCTTGCATCGCTTAGTGGGTTTTTAAGTGCTGGTGGCTGGTAGGTTTTGGTTAACAATATTATTTTAAGGACTTTTAATGTCATTTTATTCAGCACTAAAACAAGCCGCGCCCATCGCCCAAAAGCAGATCAAGCGGCTGCTCGGCTCACAAGTGCAAGCAGCTGACGACCGCGCCCATGTATGGGAGCGTCCAGAGTTGACGCACCCAGCGGTGGGACTAACGCCTGCTAAGTTGCATCAACTATTGACTGGTGCAGAGTCAGGCAATATGAATGATATGTTGGCGCTGTTTGAAGATATGGAAGAGCGTGACGCTCATATCTTTGCTGAGTTGGATAAGCGTAAGCGTAGCCTCCTGTCGCTTGATTGGTACATCAAACCGCCTGAAGGTGCAACGACAGCGGAAAAAGAGCAAGCGGCGACTATTCAGACGCTTATGAGTGCCATTGATAATTTTGATGATGTGATTAAAGATGCACTTGACGCTATCGGTAAGGGTTTCTCCGGTCAAGAGATCAATTGGGTGCGTGATGGGTCAACATGGTACGCCGAGTCCTTGGACTTTGTAATCCCGCAAAAGTTTGTCATCGGTGCAGATCAAAAAACCATCATGCTCGGTAACGGTATCAATGACCCTGAGCCGCTGTGGGATCATGCGTTTTTGATGCACACGCACAAAGCTAAGAGCGGTTATCTGGTACGTGGTGGACTGCATCGAATACTTGCGTGGCCATATGTATTTAAAAATTACTCAGTGCGTGATTTGGCTGAATTTTTAGAAATTTACGGACTGCCAATGCGTCTGGGAACGTATCCTGCTGGCGCTACCGAATCTGAGAAGTTTACCTTGTTACGCGCAGTAATGGAGATCGGACACCGCGCGGCAGGTATCGTGCCAGAAGGTATGAAGATCGACTTTAAAGAAGCCGCGAAAGGCAATAGTGATCCGTTTGAGTCAATGATTAAGTGGTGTGAGCTGTCACAGTCTAAAGCGATCCTGGGCGGTACGCTGACCACTCAAAGCGATGGTAAATCTAGCACCAATGCACTTGGCAATATTCACGAAGTGGCGCGAATTGAAATACGAGATAGTGATGCTAAGCAGCTCGCAGCGTCTATCAGCCGCGATATCGTAGCATCAATGATGCGGTTAAATTATCCGAGCGTCCATCCACGCCGCTACCCTAAGTTTGCGTTTGATCTATCTGAGCCTGAAGATATCACAACATTCAGTGAAGCAATCCCTAAACTGGCTGGTATTAACGGTATGCGGATTGGTGCTGAATGGCTGCACACTAAGCTAAGTATCCCGATGGCTGGTGATGATGAGGCGATCTTAAGCGTGGGTAGTAATGCCACCCCTACCGCCCTTACTGCTGCACTAGCTGCGCATCGAGCTGTACTAGCTGCGCAAGCTGACCCTGTCAAACGTGAGCACGCAAATATTGATACAGCAGAGCGCGGGATCGATAAGGCCACTACGGGTGACGACTGGGACAATAATATTGCTGATATGAGTGCCAAGCTGGGACAAGCGATGGTCGATAAACTATCGGCTGCAACAAGTTATGACGAAGCGCTGGCGCTACTGTCCAATGCTGAGCCAAATCAGGCGGTCGATGAGTTGGCAGCCAATCTTGAACAATACCTATGTGCCGCTGGTCTCTGGGGTAAGTTGCACGCGCAGCCGTTAGAATTGCCCGCTGGGGATGTATAAATGCCTGATTCTAACGCTGCCTCTAATAATATTAATCTGCAAAGCCTGTTTAATCGCCGTCCTGATGATGCTATCCAGTATCTACAAGACAAAAAGCCTCGTGCCAGTATTGATTATCTAGAAGTACAGGGGCGTGCGCACGATCACGCCTTTGTCGTTGCTAAGATGACTGACATGGATATGCTAAAGCAAGTGCAGCAGTCACTGGTCGAAGCCATGGAAGGTGATATGTCATTTAAGCAATGGCAAGCATCTATCGAGCCGATGCTTAAGGAAAAAGGCTGGTGGGGTAAAAAAGATATGACGCTACCTGATGGTAGTGTCAAACCTGTACAGCTGGGTAGTGACTACCGTCTAAAGCGTATTTATGAAACCAATATCAATCAAGCGTATCACAAAGCACGCCGCCACGATGGTGACTACGATATATACCCCTATGCGATGTGGGTATCACGTGGCGATAACCGCGTGCGTCCAAGTCATCAATCACTCAATGGGCAAATATTTCGCCGCGATGACCCTTACTATCAGTCTATTCGTCCGCGCTGTGCTTACGGCTGCCGCTGTGATGAGATATTACTGACTGCTGAGCAAGCCGCGCAGTACGGTGCGCTTGACGGCTATACGATATACGACGATATCAGCCAGTATGTGACCACTGAATCTGTCATCGTACAGGGTACTTATGGGGCTTACACTGCCCCTGTCAATGTCATGCGCTTGCCTAATATGCCTGTATACCGCACAGACGCGGGCTGGGTACATACAGGTGATGCGCTACCGATGCAGCCAATGCTCGATAAAGCAGGTCAAGTACCTGCTTTGCTGGGCGCTAACAGTATGCAAGCTGTACTTGGACGCGCGTCAGTGCTTAGCCGATTTAATGACGATGTAAAAACATGGGTCGATAGTGTTGACCCGACTAGACCAAAGGGTGAGTTTCGACACGTTGGCGTAGTACGTCCTGAGTTTGTACAAAAACTGGCATTTGATAAAGGATTGGCGCTAGAAAACGCGGTTATTACTCTGCATGATCGTATTACGTTGCAGCATTTGGATCGGGCACATAAACGGCATGATCCCAGCTGGGTTGCTAATATTGTGCAGCACTTAAACGCGCCGCATAGCCTCTATTGGGACAATAACAAGCAATCGCCTGTACTGGTCTTTGATGTCGCGCTGGACAAGTACAAGTTGATTGTACATTTGAATGAGCGCATTAAAGGGCGCGACGTGATTGATGCTAAGCAAAACTTTGTGGGCAATGTCATACGCACAATCACTGTAGATACAGCCAATAACCTCAATAATGGCAATAACTATACAAAGCTATTAGACACTGTACTAAATGATTAGGGGCATTGGGTGGGAATTGAACCCACTACACACGGCTTGGTGATTATGCTGATAATCACTAATGCAACCGTCCTCGTACCATTATGAGTACCAATGCTATTGCTAGCGTAACGTCAATCGCTGTCAATATCAACAACTTAGAGCGATATATGACAATATCAACGATATTAATTACAGATGAGCTACAACGGGTACTCAACCAAGCAGCTCGGCAAACCAGCAATACTGCACCGCTGATGCGGACTATACGCGCGCAAATGCTCAGTCAGACGCAGCAAAACTTTCGGATGCAAGGGCGACCAAAGTGGCCTGCCCTATCTCAGGTAACAATTAAAAACTATGAGCGCTTGGGTATTAGTACAGCGGGACTACTTAGGCGCTCTGATTCGCTATACAACAGCATACAGACTTTTAGCGATGCAACGAGCGCGACGATCAGTGCGGGCGGTGGTAACCAATCAGGCGCGTATGCTGCTATACAGCAATGGGGTGGCATGGCAGGCCGTGGCCGCAAAGTTAAGATACCAGCACGTCCTTACATACCGATTGATATCAATGGCTACTTGCAGCCTGAAGCAGAAACGGGCGTCAATCAGGTGCTGATGGCACATTTACGTCGTAGTTTCAGATAGTGCATCAAACATATAGCAATTGAATAGCGTTAGAGGGTCGTTAGATTTACGACTGTCAGGCGCAAAGGATAAAACGCGGTGATTGCTCTACTTATAAATTGAACGCTCCTAAGAGGGCGTTTTTTTGTGCCCACTCAAAAACTCGGAACTGTATCCCCTGAGAAATCAGATATTAATTTGCGATGATAAGACTTTAAGACAACGGCGCTAAAAAAGTAGTACTTTTTTAAACGCGCCTCAGGAGGCGTTATGTAGTGCCGTCATCATCTAAAAACGACTGAGATTAATTAAGACAAACAAAGAATGGAACACTATGTCAAAAACAGCCCCGCCATATATCGCCGCACTATCACTGACTATTGCCAGCGCTACTGGTACGCCTGATGGTTACTTTTTAGTATTCCCTGAAGGGGAGACGAGAAGCGGCGATGGCAGCGGGCGACCACACGAGTGTGATAGCTGGAAATTGAACAGCACGTCTGGTCGCGTTTTGGCACAGATGCTAAACGCGCGCCCGACTGATATGGTCATCGACTATGAGCATCAGACGTTATACACCGAAAAAAATGGTCAGCCAGCACCTGCTGCTGGGTGGTTGGCTGCGGGACAGTTTGAATATGTGGATGGCGTTGGACTGTGCAACCGCGCACCAAATTGGACGACCAGAGCGACACAAGCGATCGCTGGTCGTGAGTACCGCTATAAATCACCAGTCATTGCTTACGATACGGACGGTAATGTCACAAACGTAATGAACGTCGCTATCACCAATCAACCCGCACTGTTAACACTCGATGAGCTGACTGCACTGTCTGCCAAATTTACCCCAAAACAAGATCAGGACAAACCTATGAACCCTTTACTTGCTTATGTTATTGCTGCGCTTGGACTCAAAGAGTCAACGACTGAAGATGAAGCCGTGACTGCCCTATCCGCGCAAGTCGACGACTTTAAAAATAAAGCGACTGATGCCAAAGTCACCATCGATGCGGACAAGCCACTCGCGGCATTGTCTAGTGTGTTTACTAACGTTGCTGAGCCTGACCCAGCTAAGTATGTGCCAGTTAAGACGATGACTGAAACCGTCGCAGCGCTCAATGCACAAATTACCGAGCTGCAAGGTAATCAAGTTGACCCTACTGCTGAGCTATTGACCGCTGCGCTGTCTGATGGGCGTTTATTGCCTGCACAAGAAAAATGGGCACAGTCATATGCCGCATCTGATCCTGCTGGCTTTAAAGCGTTTTTAGATAACGCGCCTGTCATCGCTGCACTTAATCAAAAGCAAACAACTGGCAAACCTGATCCTGTCGCGGGTGGCAAGATCACGGCACTATCCGCTGAGCAAATCGAAGTTGCAAACGGTATGGGTATCTCGCACGCCGATATGATTGCGGAGCTTAACGCTTAAGTAGTTATTCCAAATTGCTAACTTAATTTATTAAAAGGACAAATCATGCTAAATACACCATACCGCGATGGTATCTCATTGCCCTTAATGATTGCTGCTATCACCACTATCACTGAGGGTGAGCTGGTAGCGGTTAATAGTACGGGAGAGGCAGTGCCTGCGACTGATGCAGATGCCAAATACTTGATGGGTCGATCTGAAACGACTGCTAGCCCTGAAGCACCAGCGTCCAATAATACAATCGTGATCACGCGTAATCGTCAGTTTTTACTAAGTAACGATGCGACAAATCCAGTCACTGCCGCTGATATCGGTACTACTGTGGTGCTGACCGCAAAAAATACCGTTGGCAAATTTACTGATGGTGATCCTGCGGCATTGGGTGTCGGTACGCTGATGGGTGTCGATTATAGCGGTAAGGCGTGGGTCGAGATTGGCGGTGCGCCTGTGGGTATACTCGGCGCTTAATCCACACCGCGATACGAATGAATCAAATTAATACTAACATCAAGGACACACTATGAACGTCAATGCACAAACGCTAAATGCTATCGCGGCTGGGCTTAAGAAAGTCTATAACGATACGTTTAATAAGACTGAGAGCTTTCACAAGAAAGTGGCAATGGTCGTGCCAAGCTCTAACTCACAAGAGACCTATGCGTGGCTACAAAATATGCCGCGTATGCGTAAATGGGTCGGCGACAAAGTCATCAATAAATTGTCCAAGCAAGGCTATAGCATCGTCAATGATGACTTTGAAGTAACAGTCGAAGTCAAACGTAATGATATCGAAGACGACAATATTGGTCAGTATAACAATATGAGCCAGCAAGCAGGCTGGTCTGCCAAGCAGTTGCCTGATGAGCTAACCTCTGAGTTAATCAATCAAGGTCAAACCAGTCTATGTTATGACGGCAAGCCGTTCTTTTCGAGTGCTCATCCTGTCACTGTAAACGGTCAAGAAAAAACCATGAGTAACGTACATAACAAAGCGCTGTCTGCTGAGTCTGCTGCTGCTGCAAAAGCCAGCTATGGTATTGGTCGTACTAAGATGCGTTCGCTTACAGATTATGAAGGCCGCAATTTAAAGGTTAAACCAAACCTGCTGATTGTCGGACCTGACCTTGAAGATACTGCGCGCACCTTGCTCACTGCCGATAAATTAGAAAACGGTGATCAAAATATCTACAAAAACACGGCTGAATTGCTGGTCATTGATGATTTAAAAGCTGGTACTTGGTATTTAGAAGACACTTCTATGCCCGTCAAGGCTCTGATTATTCAAGAGCGTAAGAAGCCTGTATTTGTTTCTCAAACTGATTTGAACGCGCCTGATGTATTTTCGCGTGCTGTCTATAAGTTTGGGGCTGAGGCTCGCTACGGCGCGGGTTATGGTTTTTGGCAGCTGATGTTAAAAGGCTACGCGTAAACGCCGAATGTAAAAATCTAACGCCGCTATACAAGGGCTGGCGTTAGACATCGGTATTAATCTAATAACAGGTGATGTAATGGGCAGTTATGCAACGATAGACGCGATGGTTACGCGCTTTGGGCGTGAGGACTTGGTAGAGATTACCGATACCGAAGTGCCCTACACGGGCGAAATCAATGAGTCAAAGCTACAAGCGGCCATTGTCTCTGCCAATTCAGAAGTAGATGCCTACCTTGCTAAGCAAATGAACGTACCTACGGTGCTAGGCTCACCCTTTGTCCAAATGATGGCGTGCGATGTCGCGCGCTATCACGTGGCACTAGGTAATGCACGGGTCAGCGAGCGCGATGAAAAGCGTTATGACTTGGCGGTAAAAAACCTAAAAGCCGTCAACGACGGCAAGATTGGTATTGGCGCTAGCACAAACGAGGTCAACGCAGCACCGAGTATTAATCTTGCACAGATGACCAGCGGACGTCCAAGTGTGTTTGGTAATGGTCTGTACTAAGGAAAATTATGCTGTCTCAAATAGAACAGGCGATCAAAGACACGCTACACGCCTATAACAAGGCGCATGGCGGTGGGTTTGTGCGTGGTATTAAGAGCTACGCGGGCGATTTTGATGCTGAGTCACCTGATGAGTTTGCGCAAGTCGTTGCCTCGTTCCCTGCGATCTGGGTAACGTTCAAATCCTCATCCAAACCTAAAAAGCTGGGCGCAAAAAAGCGAGAGCGTGATTATGTCTTTACGGTGCTTGTCGCTGCTAATTCTGGACGACGTGAGGAAACGAGTCGTCAGGGCGCATTTAAGGCTGATGGGACAATGCTTAATATTGGCAGCTATCAACTTATTGAGCTGGTCGAAAATGCGCTGCTGGGCAACCGTATGGGGCTGGCTATTGATCCGCTGGATGGTGGCGAAATTACGTCACTGTTTAATGCTAAGACCAGTAATCAAGTGGTTAGTGTCTTGGCGTATGACTGGCATACGAGCACCACCGTCTCAGACCCAGACCGTGATGCCGATGTGCCATACATAGAAACGATCAATATGGACTACATTTATTTTGATAAGAACGGCAATGCAGCTGATGACCCTCGTGTACTAGCGTCTGACCAAATTGATTTAACCCCTTTAAATTTAAGAGCTTAAGGAATAACTATGAAAACGCCTGGTATCTATACCGACATCAATACGCAGACGCAGCGGACGGGTCTGCCAACGCAAGATCATCGCATTGTTTTTGTCACTGGCGACACTGCTGCGCCTTCAAATCCCACACCTATTTACGATACAGCATCAGCGGATATTGTGAGCGGTGCTGACTCTAAAGCGGGTCGTATGATGGCGGCTGCTTTGAGTATATCGCAGGGGGTGCGTGTTGAGACGGTGGGAAAGTAACACGGCGGCTATGGGCAAGTAAGCCATACCCAGCTTTGGTTGAAAAAGAAGATGCTTATCAGCCCACAGTTAAGCCGTTAAACATCTCGATTAGACGGATATTAAAAGACACAACGATTGGCAGTGATGCGTATGAATCAACCGTCAAGCCATTAGATATTACCTTTAGAGCACTGTTGCAGAGTAAATTTTTTGACGGTAAAGAATCTTATATAAGTAATGCAAAGCCTTTAAGCGTAGAAATGAAGTCATTGTTAAGAAGCCTTATTATAGAAGATAACAGCACCTACGAAGCCATTGTTAAACCTTTAACGATTAATATCAAAAAAACTTTAATCAGTTACAGCACTGAAAAAGATACCGTTTATACAACTGAAGCTAAACCTCTAAGCATTAAATTAAATTAAGGAGTTATAAATGTTAGCTCAAATGGCAGGTGAGTTTCGCTGCATTGTTAAAAACGCTGATGGGACTACAAAGTTAGACACAGGTTTTCAAAAAAACTTAATACTCAACCAAGGATTAGATTACTTTGGGGGTGGAAATGGCACTGATATGCGTGCTCATTGTTTATTGGGTTCTGGGAATAGTATCCCTGCACCAACTCAAACCTCTTTGGATGATTTCATTGCTGCAAACAATAGTATATTGGCTGTTACTAACTCTCACGACTACGATGCCGATAGAGATGGTGACTTATATAAAAACAGCTCTACTTACACTTATCAATTTTTGAATTTAGAAAGTGTAAATATCTCAGAGATTGGTCTTGCTAGTCAATATGGCAGTGCTACTGAATATTATCTATGCACAAGAGCTTTGATAAAAGATGCAAATGGCGCACCGACTACCATATCAATAAATGAAGGTGAAACTTTACAAGTCCAATATAAAATATGGCGAGTGTTTTCTCTTATTGATAAAACTGGAAAAATCAATCTCACCGATGGGGACGGGGTTTCTACTGAGTACAACTATACAGTTAGGATGGCAGGTGTTGGTGGCACCAGCTTAGGTGGTAGTAATTCATATAAAAATGATGTTGGTCAAGTCATGCGTACCAATGCAGGCAATGCTGGACATGCAATATACAACGGGTCATTAGGTGATTTCACAGCTGGACCTAATGGGTCAAGTATTTGGTATGCAGGCGACTCACGAACGCTGCCAATAGATAACTATGTACAAGGCAGTTATAAGGCCGTTATACGTTGCGCCTTACCTCTTGATGCCGCAAACGGGATTATAAAGACGTTTCTACTGTTAACCAGCATGGGATTCTTCCAAATTGAATACAGTAAAGTCTCAGATAATTCGGGAATTTCAAAAAACAACACTCAAGTTGCTGAGTTGGTATTTGAAGTTAGCTGGGGTCGTTACGAGGGCGAATTGTAATGTTGCCCGACAACACACTGACTGAGCTTGATAGTGCCTCGTTTTTGCCACCTCGCAATAAGTCACAGACAGCGACAAAGTGTTGGGAGCTTGGCGGTATCGCACTATCTGATACCAGTGAACCTATGCAGTACTACTGGTATGGCTATGTCAAAGGCAAAGGTATCTATCTACAGCGTAGCGGTGCTGAGCCAGTCGCAGTCTTAGCGTTTGCAGGTGATGTCACTGAGATGAGCTTTAGCTTTGATCAGAACATGCGTCCAACGATTGCATACGTCGAAAATGGCGTAGCTAAGCTGTATTGGTACGACGCAAGCGCTGCTAAAAACGTGCTGACACTATACCCGAATATCACCAATCCGCGCTTGTCGCTTGATGATAAGCGTAAATTTAATATCGGTAACAGCGACATTATTTTTGCTTATGTGACTGATCACAATCGTCTGTGCTACCGCTTACAGCGCGAGCGTTATGGTGCTGAGCATGTACTTTTAACTGACACAACAAAGTCAGATGATGAACCTTTAAAGCTGAACGTAATCGGTATGAGCACTGCAAATCGATTTTTATTCCTAACCAATTAATAAGGGAAAATTATGGCTGCAATAGAAAACCTAGCCCCACACGGGCACTCAATCATTGCGTTAGATAGCCCAATCATAGACGAAGCGACAGCAAATGCATGGGTTGAACACTTAGATTTTGTATCATCAAAAACTGAGCAAAACGATGCCATTCTTATCGTGCCGTTTGATGATGTAGACGCGGCCACCGCTTTTGCGGCTTATCCTGCGGTTGCGAGCTGCTACCGCATCATTGCAGTCTGCTATCACGGTGCGATTGGCTTTGAGCCTGAGCTGGCAGCCAGTATCGCTGCGACTATCGCAAGCGAGGCTGATCCCGCCCTCCCCTTTAACGGCTGCAAACTGCCCGCGCTGCCTGTGGTCGATGGCAGTCTACGTTTAACCAAAACGCGCATCGAGCAAGCTTTAAATGACGGTGTGGCGATGGTCAACGTCGGTCATGACAGCAAGCCTGAGATTGTGCGATTAATCAGTACGTACCGCACCAATCCAGTGACTGGTCAAGCGGATGATCTCCTGCTGGATATTAATGGTGCGTTGGTGCTGCGCTACGTACGCCGTGACCTACGTGCAGCAGTAGCAGCAAATCCACGCCGCAAAAATACTGATGCGTCTCGTCGGGATTTACGCAGCCTATTTCTTGACCGTTGTCTAAAGATGGATGATGCTGAAATACTTGAGCACGTGGCCGCTACCAAAAATGAGCTGACTGTTATGCAAAGCACTACTGATAAAACAGCGGTAGATGCTCGTATTCCGTCGCATTGGGTGCGCGGTATGCACGTTATTAACACGACATTGGACGTGTACTAAATTCACGCGCTTGGAAATCCTATTTAAAGGATTTCCCTTGCGGAGCTAAAAAAGCAATGCTTTTTTTAAACGCTCCTCAGGTACGCGGTATGCACGTTATTAACACTACGCTAGACGTTTATTAATTTAAGGATAACCCATGAGTGAAGCAGATGTAGTCGGCACAATCGTGCTCACAGTCGACGGTAGAGAGTTTGACTGTGCGAGTGTCAGCCCTAAGTTTGTGACGGGTAAGAAGCCTGTCGCAACAATGAACCGTCAAGGCCGCACCCGCAAAAAAACCAAAACGACAAGCTCTATCACGCTATCAGTAGAAGTCATCATCCCCGAATCAGGTGATATCAATTGGGCAAATATTGAAGACGGTCGTATCACGATTGAGTCGCTGGACGGTGGTCACCGCACGACTTACACAGGCTGTGAGGCAACGGACGTATCAGAGAGTTATAAGCTTGACGGTGAAGCAATGCGCTCAATTGAGATGTTCGCGATGGATAAAATCACTGAGGGCGCGGCGTAAGCGCTGGTCTAAACGTTAATAAAATCAAGGATAAATCATGTCAGCAGAAAAAGAAACTCAGTCCGCGACCACTTTGTGTGAGTTTGTCAAACTGCCTGTCGGCATCCTAGTCGATGGCAAGCGTTATCACGATATTGAGCTAACACCTATCACCGTCGGACAAAGCTATGCGGCGTCTATGAATGCTCGTGAGACAGACTTACAAGTGCTGGTCGATCTCGCCACAATGACACACGTACCTGCGCTGGGTCGTGCGCTCACATATGATGAGCTGGATAGCGCCAGCCGTCAAGACGGACAGCGATTGGAAATTGCGCGCATAGCACTGGAAAAAAAAGAGCGCGAGCAAGCAACCAAGTCCGCCTAGTCGGGCTACTGGTCAAAATGGGCGTGCCCTACGATCAAGCGTGGGGTATGCCCGTCGATATGGCGTTAGATATGCTCGGATTATCGCCTAATGTCACTAAGTCTAAACAACCAGCAAACAATCTAGCGAATCCTGTGTCCACACCACCACCGCCTCCTGCATCCAATGCCGCACCACGTAAATTGGTTGCTGCTCGTCGTAAATCAAAAACCACTACATAGGGCGTTTTTATGTCTACTCAAACCGTTAGTTTACGATTATTGCTGACTGGTAATGCGGCGGGTGAGCTGGGGCGTATTGCCGCGCAGCAGCGCCGTGACACGCGCACGATTAATGATATGCAGCGCATGGGATTGCGTACACAGCAACAAATACGCGATGAGATACGCAATCAAGAGCGCGCTTATCGGCGCTTGCGCACGTCGGGCACAGCATCAGCTAATGACATTCGCCGAGCACACCAACGGATGCGCGAGGAAGTGCGCAGGCTTAATGGTGAGCTGCGCACGTCATCGACATTGATGGGTAAGATGCAGACAGCAGGCGCGGTGGTCGGCGGTGCTGTCGCGGCGGGCGCTATCGTTAATAGTCAAATTAAGCCTGCACGCACGTATGATGAGCAGCTTGCACGTACCTCAGGTACTGCTACCTATGGCAAAGGTATGACGGTGGCAGATCGCAAGCTGGTCAAGGTTGAGCTGGACAAAACCGTGATGTCCGCCGTACGCAGCGGTGGTGGTACACGTGAGGGCGCACTTGAGGCGGCAGATACGCTTATCGCAAGCGGTGCGTATGATTTGGCATCAGTCAAACAAGTGCTGGGTGTCACACAACGTGCGTCGTTTGTATCGGGTGCGACCGCGCCAGACGCTGCCGCTGTGACTTTACAGCTCAAAAACTTTGGATTAGACCCTAATCAGATATCGCTTGGACAAGATATCGCTGTGGCTGGTGGACAATTGGGTGGGTTTGAGTATGACACTATGGCGCAGTACCTCAGCCGCCAATTACCGCTTGCTAAGGCTGCGGGTTATGGGGGAGTTGATGGTCTAAAAAAGATTGTAGCGCTTAATCAGGTTGCTATCAATACGGCTGGTAATCAAGATGAGGCAGGTAACAATGTCGTTAATCTATTGCAGAAAATAAGCTCGCGTGAATTTAGTAAGCAAATAAATAAGCAAATTGAACCACAGGCTGGTGACCCACAACTACCAAAATCACAAGGCGGAGGACTCGACTGGTCGGCGTACGCACGCCAGCAAAAATTACAAGGTGTGGACCAGATTGATGCGTTTGTCAGCTTACTTGAACGCCAACTGGCTGGCGACTCGCAATATCAAGCGCTTAAGAAGCAAGCGGGTAATGCAAAAGGGCAAGAAGCTAAAGCGCTCTATGAACAGATGAGCACAATGCTGGAAGGCTCAAATTTAGGTGAGGTCATCGCTGATAGACAGGCACTAATGGCAGCGCTTGCGATCAGTACTAACGGCTCAGAGAATGAACGTATTAAGTCTGGCTTAGATAACGCAGGTGGTACAGTTGATGGGCTTCATGAACTGTTTAAAGGTGATGAGTGGGCAACGGCAATGGATCGCCAGCAAGAGCAGCTTAATATCAACTATGGTTTATATAAACAGGTCAATGAGCAGCTAAGCGGTTTTAACCAATTGCTTGGCGGCTTTATGGAAAAGCATGAAGGACTAGCGACAGCCGCCTATGGTGCAGGTCTTGCACTAGCGGCGATTGGGGCTGCTGGTACGGTAGGCGGTGCATTGGGAATGGCAGGCGGTGGTGGCGTGGCTGGTGGCCTTGCTGGAGCGGCTAAATTTGCAAAAGTCGGCGGAGCTGTTGCTGCCGCTGGGGCTGTGGGTTATGCGGCTGGCACGGGTATCAATGAGACATTCATTGAGGGCACTGTCGTCGCTGATAAAATAGGAGCGGCTATCGCTCATGTATTAGCAGCAGCTGGTAATAACGAGGCACAGGCGGCTATTGATGCCAATGCTAAATACGATCAGATGATCGCTGAGCAGCAGCAGACAAAACAAAAGCAAGAGCAAATGGTCAATGAGCAAGCACAAACTAAGCAAATACAATCGCAAATGTCTACGCAGCTAGGAATTATGACTGCTCATTTATCTAACATCGCCGCTAAACCTGTACCGACCTTTAACCCAACGATCACTATTGGTGGGCACAGCACCGCCATGAATATGATGGATGAGATTGGTAAGCAAACCAAGCGCGGTAAGTTTGGACCTTATCGTTAAAGCTCTGAGCTGGATTGGATGTTATCTTCACACAAGCCTAACCAGTATTCATAGTCTTTTTCATGGTTTGCTATCGTCTCTAAATTATGACCGTCTTGATGTATAGATTCGCCTCGGTAGTAATGATTTAGAGAAACTAAAGACTGGTAAGCTTGGTCACAACCCATAAAATAGCGCATCTCAGAAGGGTATTCATATTCATTGGCATTCATAGCGTCTATTAACTCACCGCGAATACTAAGTAAGCCTTGAGCGTCTTTATCTTGATAAAGCGCTGCATTTTTGGCGTAATCACTCTTCAAACTAACTAAACGATTATTTGCATAATTGAGTGCCATTTTTGGGTCTGTATGGATGGTGGGGATTGTAGCGGGCGCAGGTTCTTTCGCCACAGACTCTACGACTGCTGCGCTAACTGGCTCTACTGGTAACGTTTGTTCTGTTTGAAAATATCCTGCAACTAACATCCAAACTATCAGAAAAGGCAAACTGATTAACCAACCCATACCTATCGGCTGTTTAGCCTTAATTTTATTTTTTGCTATCCACCATCCACCGATCCAAAGTACCAACCAAATTCCTAAAAGTACATATATGTTCATCTTTAATCCTATTTAGGTGCTGATAAATCATCTAGCTTTTGAAAAATTTGAGCTGCCATGCTCTTTCCTAACTCAGTATCAGCACCTTGGACTCTACCACCATTGCTAATTTTTTCTGCAAAATTGCCAAGTTTATCAGCGTGTTTCTTATTCCATTGAAATTCATACTGGGCAATATAAGACACTTCATCAGCTGAATAAATCACGCCTCGCTCTACCATAGCTTTTAGTAAACCTTTGGCGCTAGCTTCGTCTAAGGGATGACTCAAACCAGCTCTATCAGCGCCCTTCGCTAAGCGCAAAGATAATTTAGCTACAGTCTGTCTTACTACTTCTTGATGATCGTATTGTTCAATTGACATATTTACGCTCTCTTTAACAGATAATTGTTTATCCTACCGCATCAACCCCAAACTATAAAACAAAAAACTAGGTTTCTCGGAACTTTGTCACCTATAAGCCCCTGCTCCGTTGTTCCATAATAAACTTACTTTCTGACAAGTATTGCGAGCGCATAAATGGCATGGCAAGAAAATTTATATGACGCATCCTTTCGCGGTGTCGAGTTTGAATATTTTGGCGTTGATGACAGCCAAGATAAGGCGCTGGCGACTCATCAAGCACCGTATGCCAATGATGCCGATATTTTTGATATGGGTAATAACCCTAAAAACGTAAGTATGACTGCCATCATAGACGGCACGGACTATGAGCAAGCGTTAGAAAACTTACTCAACGCGCTGGATGCCAAAGGCAACGGTGAACTAATACATCCAGTATTTGGCGCACAAGAGGCTATTTGCGCAAGTTATAGAGTCAAGCACGATAGTGACATCGTAGACGGCTGTACGATTGAGCTACAGTTTATTGTAAGTGGCTCAAAACGGAATATTCAGCACTTCACCCCTGAACCAATGCCCGCCCCTAGCCAAGCAGCGGACAGTATTATCTTGTCAGCGCCAGCGGAGGAGCTGGCTATTTATCAAGAGCAGCTTGATGCTATTGGCACTGAGGCGGCTATTGCGCAATCTCGTAGTATCCCTGAAACCATACGTAGCAAACTGCGTGAGGTACGGACGAATCTTGGCACAAATCTGGTACGTGTAGATGATTTACTTAATCCGCCAGTATGGCTAGGCGGTATCGTAGGTGATGTGGACGGTATCGTTAAGATGTTACCGCTGGACTATGATCCAATGAATAACTGGCGTCGTCTGTTTAACCGTATCAAAGCTATTGGCGATGTGTTTGGTGACAGTGATGTGCCACCGCTACGCAGAACAGGGCAAGTACTACCAGCTGCAATGACTAGTCGCGGTGTCATTGAAATACTAAAGGAAGAACAGCGCAACCCTACCCTAACGCCAAGTGATTTGATTGCAATCAATGATGAGGCGCGCCAACAGATACAAGAGGCAATCGATCAGGTGCGCGCTGATGATAGTACACAAAATGACCAATCGTTGCCTGTCGTTAATAAAGATATTACACCTATCATTCGTGACTTAAAAAAAGCAGCCGCCCAACTGCAAGCATTGACTGACGCTACGATTAATAGTCGTCCGCCACTAACTAAGCACACAGTCACAGTGCCGTGTACTTGGCGTCTATTGGCTCATCTACTATACGCTGACCATACGCGCGCGGATGAGCTGTCGCGGCTCAATCGTGGACTGGTTGATGCATCTGTCATTGACGCAGGCATACAGGTGTCATGCTATGCCCGATAACGACACAGAAAAAATGGCACTACATATCGACGGCGTGGTGTGTTCGACATGGGACGATCTAAGTGTCGATAGTGATATTGGTGTGCCTGCTGATGCGTTTAGTTTTAGTTGGTTTGATGCTGAGCAAGACGTACTACCTGACTATGTCAAAGGTGGGTCTAACTGCACGGTGAGCTGTAACGGTGAAACGGTATTAACAGGCATCTTAGACCGAATTGGTCAGCGTATTGGTCGTAATGGACTTAGCACAAATCTATCAGGGCGTGACCTAGCAGGACAGCTGATTGATTGTCACGCACCCATCGATGCCGCTGCTAATCTTAGTCTGTCAGAGCTAATAAAACGCTATGTGACAGGCGGTGATTTGGCAAATTTGCCTATCACTATTGGCAAGGTGCAACAGGACTGGCTCAAAGGTAAAACAGGTGTGGATATTGGCGAGTCTGTATGGGACGTGCTAACAGCGGCGGCACAAGCAAGTGGTCAGTATGTTTGGCTATCAGCTGATGGTCAGTTGATGATCGGCAATCCATTTGATGTGCCACAGCCAGCCGTTAAGCCTAAATTTTATCTGTACAACGACGATAGATACGAGCAAAACAACGTACTCGATGCTGACTATCAATATGACATCTCAAACGCATTCAGCACAATTGAGATCGTAGGTCAAAATGACAAGGGCAAAAACTTTAAAGCAAAAGTGACAAGTGACCGCATGGCGCTCAAACGCCACCGCATCATTAACGATAGTCGCTCAGACACACAAGCCGAAGCGGAGAAATTCGCTGCTAAAGCAATGGCTGATGCTTGGCTGGATGCGACGGACTTAACGCTACCAGTATCAGGTTGGACGCACAACGGTCAGCCGTGGCAAACAGGGTGGGAAGTAAGCTTTGATAGTAATGTTCTGACGCGCGCTGTTGGCGACTGGGTAATTTATGGGCGTACATTACAGTTGTCACGCGCCAATGGCAAAACTACTGAGCTGCGGCTCAAACGCACGGATGACTGGATGCAACCAGTCAAGTACGCTGATCTGATTAAAAAGTGAGTAAGGCATGAACCCATTTAAACAAGCACCAATCGTCCGTCAGGCAATTATTGGTACGATCAAGCGTACTGGTAATAAAGCGTTGCAGGTGCTTGGCTTGAGCGGTGAACTGGTCGATGATGTACCGCTGTATCAGCAGGTAGGGTTTGCCAGTTGGCTACCTGAAGATGCTGAGGTGGTCATGCTACCAATGCAAGGTCGCGCGCGTAATTTTGTGATTGTTGCTGGCAATGATGCTGTGGCGATTGAGCTGAATGATGGCGAAACAGTAGTCTATAACCAGCACGGCGTGGAACTAAGACTGCTTAAAGACAAAATAAAAAGTAATGTCAGCCTAGAAGTTGATGGCGATATCAAAGCCACAGGCGATGTATCAGACAAAGCTGGCTCTATGCAAATCATGCGCGGGGCATACAATATACACGGTCATACAGCTGAAGGCACATCACCGCCAACTGTACTAATGGGAGCTGCTGATGCGATTTGACCAAATCACTAATGACTACACACTGGATGGTATTAACGCGCCACCATTTACAGGTACTCAAGCACTAGCAGAAGCGGCCTATTTGCGCTTATTAACGCCAAAAGGGTCGTATTTTGGTGATAGTACGCTAGGTAGTGAATTGCACAAGCTTAGGCGTAGCAAAGATATACCACGTATGCGTAGGCAAGCACTAGCATGGGCAAAACAAGCGTTAGAACCATTACGAGCGCCTTACTATCTAAACAATATTATTGTGACTGCGGGCAATGTTGAGTCAGGCCATTTATTAATAAAAGCTGAATTGGTACAAGCGGACGGTAGTGCCACTAATACATCTATTAACGTACAGGTAGCTGGATAATGTATCAAACCCCTAAATATAGCAATATCAAAGCCGTCATCATGCAAGAGTATGTCAATCAAACTGGCATACTGCCCCAGCGTGATTCCGATGCAGACGTGCGCGCATCAGCCACAGCGGCAGTTGCTGAGGGCTTATACAGTCATCAAGAGTATATTTTAAAACAGCTTTTTATTCAGACGGCAGATGAGCCTTACCTCTATATACACGCCGATGAGCTGGATTTGCCCCGTCTTGGTGGCTCGACAGCAACGGGTCAGGTATGGGCTTCAGGTAACACTGATGGGATCATCTTGCCCGTTGGTAGCAAATTGACAGATGGTTTTGGGCGCTATTGGCAGACCACTACAAATGCCACTTTGTCTGCTAAAAAACAGGTGGCTGTACCAGTGCAAGCAAGCAATAACGGCGCGGCCTTTAATGTCACTGGCACGTTGAGATGGGTATCACCAGTCGCGGGACTACAAAGTATAGCAGGTGTAGATATAATCAGCGGTGGATCAGACGGAGAAAGCCTTGAGCGATGGCGCTCAAGGCTCTGGAACAAGAAAAAGCTGGGTAAAAGTTTGTCACGCACTGAAGACTTACGTCAGGCAGTATTGGGTGTGTCTGGTGTCGCTAATGCTTACGTTTATCCCTTACGTCGCGGCGCTGGTAGCGTTGATGTCGCCATCACCGCACAAGGTGCGGATGGGGCAACTTTACCAAGCGACAGCTTACTGGCTCAATCTGAGCAAGTTTTAAAAGACACTACCGCATTTTGGGAAGACGTCCGTACATTTAAACCTACCATTATTGCGTTTGATGTGACCGCCAAAATCACAGGCGTTAATGTTAATACGGGTGAGATTAGCGCAATCATCAATGACTATCTAAAAGCAATGATACCCGCTGAGAGCTACAAAGCAGCGGTGCTGTATAGTCTTATTATGGCTGTAGAAGGCATGATTGATGTGCAGTTAACGCCAAATGTCAATGTCAACCCCACCGTCAGTATGGAGCAAGTAGGCTGGATACGCCCTGCCAATGTCATGGTGACCTCATGAGTGAGACAAACAAAATAGCAGATGCGCTCATGCAACACCTACCATATGGGGCATATGACCATAGCCATAAGACAGTTATATATAAAGATATAGTAGCACATAGCAAAGCGTTAGAGTTGGTCAAGGTGTCAGCTGCGCGTATTTTTGCGGTATTAAATGGCATACCAGATGAGCTGATTGATGAGTTTGAGCGTGAGTACGGATTGCCATTATTGTGTGGTCAAAGTGATGTCGGCAATACAATCGATGATCGACGCGCCGAGATTGAGCGTGTCAAACGTGAAGGGCACGTACTGCTTAATTTAGCGGGTCTCTACAAGCTGTTTGCTCGCTACAATCAGACCGTGCTTGCAGTGCAAACTTACGTGCCTATGCAATGTTTAGGGTCGTGTGTCGATCCGCTTAATACGGCGCGATTGCGCTTTCGCGTGACGCTCACCCTTGCCAAACCTATCAAAGCTGATATGGACTGCTTATCTAAAAACTACCTACCGGCATCGCTCCGGCTTGATATAAAATAAGGACACACTATGCATCGTATAGATTCGGCTACCGCCCGCGCTGACGCCAACGGCGAGGGTAAAACGGGCTTCAGTGATAATAGCGATCTGCCCAATCAGGACGCGACTTATTTCACACCTGAATGGTCTAATGCGCTTCAGGAGGAGGTCGCAGGAGTCATTGAGGGTTTGGGGTTGACGCTTGATAAATCAGATAACGGTCAGTTACTTAAAGCGCTAGTACAGAATTTTGGCGAAAAGAAAGTGCTCCAAGATGCTATTAATGAGTATAAAGAAATGATTAAGGCGGATCGTAGGCGTTTAGAAGATCTTGAGTTACGCACATACGAGGACACACAAGTAGGGGAGCTGTTTTGGACGACAGAGCACTTTGAGACTGCCGATCAGGTTGCTATATATAAAGGCTATGGCACATGGGAGCGAGCACTACAGGGCCGTGTGGCGGTTGGTTTTTCAGATGATCCTGAGGATCATATAGATTTTAGGACACATGGTAAAGAGTACGGCGAGCATGAGCATATTTTGACTGTAGAAGAAATGCCAAGTCATGGTCATACCGCTGATATTCATTCGGGCAATATCGACGGCAATATACGTGCTGGTACACAGAATACGAGCGGTATGGAAGCTAATGTCGTTACAAGTAATACTGGTGGTGGTCAGGCTCACAATAACATGCAACCATCTAAGACACTTGATTGCTGGGAACGGATTGAATAAAGAAAACGGAGCGGTAATAAAATGTTGGAGCATTATATTACCACTCTTTGACAGACAGTACCTGTCGCAAAGCCGAGGCTCCGCCGCCGTGTACACAGCGAGCGGAGTTTAACACAGAATCTAACGCGATTCTAACGCTAAGCACAGGAAAAATT